AAAGGTACTCGTCATCAATAGCGGTCTTGTGTACATCGCAACCGCCTTCTGGTCTGTAGTGTTCGCAATTCACGCATCGATTCAGCTCAATAAATTCCTTGCCTGCACGCACGGCTAATGCAGCTTTTTCGTATTTCTCTTTGTCGGTCATTCTTCACCCCTTAAAACTGCTTCAATGCGCTCAATTTTCATTTTCATATCCACGTTTTCCCAAAGTAAATCGCGGTACGCTTCAAACGATTTATTAGACCGCTCGCGCTCGGCTTCGAGCAATCGGGCCAGTCGGTCAAATTCCAGCTTTTCCTTTTTGGTCATGCTGACTCCTTTTCATTCCAAACGGTTGGCGGCATGCCTTGACGCTGGACAAGCCAGCTCGACGTGCCTGCGATTTTTGACAGCAGCATCCAGGGCAGCTTGCGGGCCTTGGCTTGCGCCATTGCTTGCGCTCGGTGTGCGGTGGTGATTGCCACCGTGTTTTTGACCTCTACGCTCCAGGTCTTGCCAAACGTGTCCACGGCGAGCATGTCTTCAACGGCGTTTCCGGCGTTGAGTTCGGCGCAACTGTAATCACGGTCGGCAAGCAATGCTTGCGCCTCGCGCTGGCCTTTGCGGCCTTTGTCTCGGGATGCTTTGCTCATTGCCAAATCCTATCTATGACTCTAAAAAATTTTCCGTCCTTTTTGAATTTCAGGATGGCCGGGTGTGCTGATTGTTGCATGACTTTTGCCATGTCTGACAGGTCGTCGCTTAAATCGTTTGCGCCGGATTTCACGGCGATGGCGATAAGCTGACGGCGGGCTTTCTCGCCTGCGTAGCCTTCGTGAAGTACTGGGATGTACTCTGTGACGGGCGGGTCACTCAGGCCACCGTAGTAGCTGACTTGCAACATATCTTTGCCACTGGCCCGGCTGGTGTGCTTGCGCCATGCCCAGCCGGTGAGCGCCATCTCGCTCGGCTCGATGCCCATGATGTCATCGTTGGCCAGCGTCACAGGCTTTTCCTGCTTCTCAGGCTCCGGCCATTCGTGGCCGCAGTGCGGGCACTCGCGGGTGTTGGGTGCCACCAGTTCTTCACACTGTGGGCAGGTCTTGGTGCGTGCCAAGGCTTCGCCCTTCTTGGCCTTGCTGGGCGGTTCTACGGCGGTTATAGGGCCATGCCTGGCCACGTTGCCAGCGAAGTCCAGCACCAGGCAGTCTTCTTTGCCTTCGGCTATGCGCAAGCCACGACCCGCTATTTGCACGTACAGGCCGGGCGACATTGTGGGGCGCAGCATGACCAGGCAGTCAATGCCGGGGTAATCGAAGCCTGTTGACAGCACCGACACGTTGCACAAGGCGCGAATCTCGCCCGCTTTGAACCGGGCAATGATGGCGTCGCGCTCAGCGCTCAGCGTCTCGCCTGTCACGACTTCGGTGGGGATGCCTTGCTCGGTGAACTCGCTGGCCACGTGGTGGGCGTGCGCAACACCGGCGCAAAACACCAGCCATGAGCGCCTATCGGCGGCCCGCTTGATTACCTCGGACACGGCGCGGCGGTTGTTGCTGGATGTGTCAACAGCGGCTTCTAACTGCGCGGCGACAAACTCGCCACCTTGCTTCTTCACGCCGGATGTATCTAGCGTTAGGCTGGTGTGTTTGCTGCGCAGTTTGGATAAAAAGCCACGGTGAATCAACTCCTCGATGCTAATCGGTTCGATCAGGTCAGAGAAAAGAACGTCTTCACCCTCGTGAATCATGCCGTGCCCCAGACGGTAAGGCGTGGCAGTTAGGCCTATCACGCGAAGCGCAGGATTGATGGCGGTCAGGTCGGCAATCAGGCGGCGGTAGCCTCCGGTTTGGCTGTGGTTGATGCTGTGCGCTTCGTCCACCAGGATTAAATCAACATGGCCGATGGCCTGCGCTTTGCTGGCCACCGACTGGATGCCTGCAAACGTGATCGGCTCGGTCAGGCAGCGTCGGCCCAGGCTGGCGCTGTAAATGCCCATCGGCGCATTAGGCCAATGCTCGCGCATCTTTTCGGCGTTCTGCTGAATCAGCTCTTTGACGTGCGTCAACATCATCACGCGGGTTTCTGGCCAGTTTTGCAAAGCATCCTTGACCAGTGCCGCGATGATGTGCGACTTGCCTGCACCGGTGGGCAGCACCATGCAGGGGTTGCCGATGTTGCCAGCGGCGAACCACTCGTAGAGCATGTCAATGGCGCGTTGTTGGTAATCTCGCAGCATTACCCTACCACCTTAGCCCCAAACGCGGCCCATTCGTTTTTGATGCCGCTTGCACACGCCTGCCAGTTGGCAGCGATCTCGGCGCTTGTGTGGCCTTCTGGCGCGTTGTGAATCTCGCCTGCTGGCGTCAACCAAATCACGCCGGTTTCAGCCGGTTTGTAGGTCCAGCCGGGCACAAGATCGGGGTGCAAAACGTGGTTGTCGCAGCCGGTTCGCTGTGCGTCGGTGTCTGGTATGTCCATTTCCCAGTGTGCACACGTCCAGCGGCCATCACGCTCGGCGGTGCTGTGGGCGCAGGTGCGGCACGATACGTTTTTGGTGAGTTTTGTTTCAAAGCAAAACGAATGGGCGCTGCAAAAACGGCACTCAAACCACGTGCTATCTGTGGAAATTGGTGCGGGGATACGGTCTGCAAAAATTATGCGCTCGGCTTTTTCGGTTTGTTTTTGATGCACCGTTGCATCAAATTTGAAACGCTCTGTGTAGATTTCATCCGTGTTTTTGTCTACAAAAATATACATGCCATCTTCAAGCTCAAGCTCGCCCATGTAGCCGTGGGCTTGCGCCCAATACTTGGGGTAAGTGGCCTGCATGCCGTTCTTTTTGACCTCTGAAAATTTCTTGGAGTTGCAGGTTTTCACGTCCACCAGGTGCCACTTTTTAGGCGCTTCTGGGAGGCCGCGAACGATGCAATCAACGTGGCCTCGAAAGTGGCCACCAAGTGCAGAGACGCCTATTTGCTTGCGCGTGTTGGGGTCAATGCTGCGCACCTCGCAGCCGATGGCGCGAAGCTCTGCAATGATGCGGGCCTCCTCACGGTGGCCGGTTTCAAAAAGGCGCAGCATGCGCCCTTCAAACTTTTCGGACACTGCCCATCGAAAGCCAAGCCATAAACGGCGCTCGCACTTTTCGCCAACTGCTGACCAGCCCAAATATTCACGCGGGTGTTCTTCTTTGGCTTCGTGCAGGGCGTAGATTGCGGCGGCGGTTGTGTTAATTGGTTCAGGAATTTTCATTATCAAATCTCCATTCAAATCCATAAGCTGTTTTTTGCTTTCCTTGACAGCATCTTCTTATGTGCGTTTGTTGTGCAAAAAAACCTTTATTCTTTTTTAGCCAATCAGTTGCAAATGCAGGGGATAAAAAACGCATTCCATTGCTGCAATTAATTGGGTTTATTTTCCTTTTTGATTCAGATATTTTCTTTTTTGTTTCTTCAGTGTGTGATTTGCCTTTGATGGCGTTTCTTATTTTTTCTTTTGTTGCTTCGCTCATTTTTATGCCTTTGTTGCTAAATCTATGATTTTTCAATGCGAGCAATGCGGCTTTTTTTGTATTTGGATGCTGTTGCTTTTTGAACCAAAAATTACCATCTGAAGAAACAGATTTAGACATTTTTTGCCTTGATTCATAACTCCAAACAAGTCCCGAAACACCATCTCCACCGTCCGTCTTATTACATAAGTTTTTGCGACCGTAGTAAGAAATCAACTCACACTCAAGTTCAAATGCCCACCACTCTTGCATGCCAGATTGCACAATTTCAACTGAGTAACCATGTTTTTTTACGATGCTCAACCAGTGTTTATTTCTTTTGCTTGTGCGAAATGCTCGGCATCCACGTCCCTTTCCGACATAGAACACGCGACCGTCTGTTGCCCGCTTGTGCAGGTAGACGTAAAAATCAGGTGGTGTAGAATTGCGCTCAGCCATGACGTATGCTCCCTTACGTGGTGGTTAGAAGCCCGGCAGTGTTGGTAGCACTGGCCGGGTTTTCGCTATTCTACCATTTAGTTAGCGTTTTGCCCAAGGCGGCGCTGCCTTCGCTGGCGCTGCTGCGGGTGCTGGTGCTGCAAAGGCAGGGCGGGCGGCGGGTGCTGCGCCGCCTGCTGATTTAAATGCCTTCACTTCGTTGCTGGCCTCGTAGGTCTTGCCGGTTGCCGCATCGGTGCGGGCTGGGCGCACGGCAAGTTTCACCA